AAGTGGAACTGGCGGAAGTTGAAACGTGGGAGAAAAGCAAAAGCCCTGCACAGAGATTACGCGGCGTTATGTTCCTGCTATTCAGTAAGAACTCGGAAGGGCATCACGATTTCGATTCCTACTACAAAGCCAAGATGAACGGCATCATTGAACATTTCAAATCAAAGATTGACTAACCAAAACAGGGGGCGCGCGGATCACGAAGCGTAACTGTAACACTAGACCTTTTACTAATCGGAGAATACCCGCCCTGTTAATTCTAGCAACATGAACAAAGACAAACACCACAAAGCCTACGCAATGATTTTGCAACGGCTACTAAAAGGAAAGACGCTCACCGCGTCACAGTTCGCTCAGGAAACTGGCAACGTAAAGCTAAGTTCACGTGTCGGGGAACTTTTTGAATATGGTTATCCATTTATCAGAAAGCAGTGGATTAACAGACCAAACGGAAAACGCATTATGAAGTACTGGATTGATAAGTCTGACATTCTTGTTGCGAAAGAACTGGCAGTTAAATTTGGTTTTATCAAGTGAAGCACCTAAAGGTTAACCACAAAGACGGACGGATCGGTTACATCGTTCACGTTGATGAAATACGCAGCGACATCATGTACTACTTTCGGTACAAACGCGCGGAACATCTTACCTACGTTGGTGAACTTGTATCTGGTCGTTATCTGACAGCCGAAAAAAACTTTCCTAAAACTTTGTTCGATCAATCCGAATAGTTATATTTGCAATTCACGGACTGAAACCCGTACGACAGAATGAAACAGATTTTACGAATAGCCTCCGTTGGAGTAATGAGTTACATGGGTGTCTGTCGCCCGTTTCAGATGTAATGAATACGACTTCGGAGGCTTGATATTTTGTCATGGCGAAAGACCCTGCATTCTTATTTTATCCTAATGATTACATCGGAGGTACTATGGGTATGTCCTTTGAAGAAAAGGGAGCGTACATTGAACTTTTAATGGCTCAGTTTAACCGAGGTCATATGACCCCTCATATGTGTGGTCAAATAGTTGGTCAAAATCTTTGGGAAGCCATTAAACATAAGTTCGTTCAGGATGCCGAAGGTTTGTATTACAATGTCAGATTGGATGAGGAAAAGATTAAACGTCAGAACTTTACACAATCTAGGCGTAATAATATGTCTGGCAAAAATCAGTATTCTAAAAAAGGTCATATGACCTCTCATATGGAAAATGAAAATGAAAATGTAAATCCAGTTACTACATCAACTACTACACAAGATGCTGATGGTGAATTAACACAAAACCAACAATTTGGAAAGCAATACTCCGAAAGCACACAGATGGAACACGCCATGAGGGTCGCACGTGATAATAAATTACCTTGCGACAGAGATTTTGTTTTGAAGTGCCTACGCAATTACGTTGCTGAATTGGAGGCGAAAATGGACACGAAACAAACCTATAAGTTATTTGCAGAACACTTTATTTCATGGATGAATAAACACGGACACAAATTTACCGCCAAAGAATTACCGAAGCTATGATTGACATGACACACGGAAGTTTATTTTCAGGTATTGGAGGTTTTGAGCTTGGAGCAGAATGGGCAGGTATTCCAACGCTTTGGAATTGCGAAATAAATCAATGGAATAGAAAACTTTTAAATCATAGATTCCCAAATACTAAACAATATGAAGACATCAGAACACTCGCAAATCCCAGAAAAGTTAACATCATCAGCGGAGGTTTTCCTTGTCAAGATATTTCGGGGGCAAACACAAAAGCCAAAGGAATTAAAGGACACCGTTCAGGATTATGGGGCGAAATGTATCGCATTGTGGGGCAAGTTAGACCTGAGTACATCATCATTGAAAACAGCCCAAACCTTACTTTTCGAGGACTTGAACGAGTCTTATGCGATCTTTCCGAAATCGGGTATGATGCGGAATGGCAATGTTTATCAGCTACAACCTTTGGATTCCGACATAGACGAGAACGAATATACATTATTGCCTACTCCAACACACACAGTAAGTTTTCAAGAGGGATGGGAAACGCCTTTATTGATGTGGAAGGGTTTAAAGACCCGAAAAAGTGGCGTGAGATTCGGAGCGAATTTAGCTTGGACACTGAAAAAATGGTATTTAGACACGAACAATGGGGAAGTGAAGGACAAGACATTATTGCCGAACCCCTACTTTGTGGAAATATTGATGGGGTATCCGAAATGGTGGACAGATTGGCGGGTTTAGGCAATGCAATAGTCCCTTTTATCGGGTACTATCTTTTTGAATGTATAAAAAATCACACGAAGCTATGATCGAGGACAAACTAGCACCGCAAGACGCGGAAATTGAAAAAACCATTTTAGGGGCTGTTTTAGCGATTCAAGGCGCGTTTGATACCATAGCCCCACAAATTACCGAAAGTGCCTTCTATGTGCCAAAGAATGCTTTAATCTGGCAAACTTTCCACCGAATCAAAAAGGACGGCAATCCGATTGATATGGTTACGACGGTGAAGCGGTTAAAGCAGGACGGGTATCTGGATGACGCAGGAGGGGTGATATACATATCCGAACTGGCGGCAAACTTCAACTACTCCGCTAACGTGGATATGCTGTGTCAATACCTGATGGAAAAGTACATCATGCGTTATGTCACGGACTATTCACAGAAGTTAATACAGCGTTGCACTCAGGATTCCGCAACGGTTCAGGATGTGCGGTTATCGGTAAAGGGTCTTTACGATTTCGTACTGAAAACAGGGTTGAAAGGGAAGGACTACGTACACATCGCAGAGGCTATAAAACGCGATCAGGAACAGTACGATCGGAGGTCGGACGCACGGAACAAAGGCATACCTACGGGGATTAAAACGGGATTAAAAGAGGTTAACAGAATAACGGGAGGATGGCAGAAGGCTAACCTAGTGATTATAGCAGGTCGCCCGTCGATGGGTAAGACCGCCCTAGCTGAACACTTCGCTATGAACTCAGGAATACCGACCCTGTTTTTCAGTATCGAAATGTCGGAGGCTCAGATAACGCAGCGGATGGTGGTAACGGAATCTGGGATAGATGGGTATAGGTACAAACTGGCAACCCTTTCACCGTATGAGATTGTAACCGTTGATCAGGCACGTGATCATATACGCAAAATGCCGCTATTTATTAACGATCAGTCACCGATCAGCATTGACGATATGAAGGCAAAGGCTTTACAGTTCAAAGCTAAGCACGGGGAAATGTTGGTGATTGTGGACTACCTTCAATTAGTCAAGTCCGACCCTAGCATTAAGGTCAGGGAGCAACAGATAGCGGACGTATCGCGTGGACTGAAAGAGATCAGTAAGACGTGCGACTGCCCCGTATTGGCTTTGGCTCAGCTGTCCCGTGAAAACGAAAAACGCGGAGGGGATAAGCGCCCGATACTTTCCGACCTTCGGGAATCAGGGCAGATCGAACAGGATGCGGATATAGTGATGTTTGTACACCGCCCCGAATACTACGGCATCACAGCGGACGAAAACGGCAACAGCACATCAGGTAAAGCTGAACTGATTATTGCTAAGAATCGTGACGGAGCGGTAGGCACTGTTAACGTCGGGTTCATCGGAAGCACCACTAAGTTCTACGACATTGATTCGGATAATTCAGGGTTAACCCCAAATAATTCTTTTCTTACAGACGCTTTTTAACCAACACTTACGAAAACTAAAAACCACTAAAACATGAGCGCATTTGGAAACTATACTAAAGACGAGATTTGCGAAAACATCCAACGATTTATCGTCGAAAAGAAGCAAGAATATCCTGATAAGAACACCAGCGAAATTATTACTGAGCTTATGGAAGTTATTCAATACGGCATCAAACGCGGATTAGAAGACATCGAATAATCTTTCACCGATGCTTTCTGATGTTAATTATTTTTACTAGGTTTGCTTGTCCGCTGATGGTGGATAGGGAAACAAACTAAAACAGAAACAATGAAAGAGCTAGAGCAAAACACTAGAGCTAAACTGGAAATATCAGTAAAGCAGAAAAAGCAAGTTCAGCATCAACTGATCGGTAAGATAATTCCACACGAAGGACATACAATCTGGCAAATCAATAACGAAACTCTCGAAATTGAAAAAGCGAAATTCACAAACGCAACGTATCACATTGGAGGCGAAAACAAAAGAGAGATCATTACGAAGCAAGGCTACACATACATTAGCGCCTTGAATAAGAAAAATGCTTTAAAGAAATTTGAACAGGGTAACAATGGCAGCAAGCCAATTAACGAAGAACAGCTAACATTATAAAACAGAAACAATGAAAACAAACACAACAATTGTGCTTATTGCACTTATGATTATTGGATCAATTACTGCATTTGTATTGATGCCAGAAGGCAGAGTAGTTGAATATCGACTTGATACAAACAATGGACGATATGGCAGCGGAGGTATGCGGATTCAAGTAGTAATCGAAAACGGTATTGATAGCTACATTCCTTGTGATGCTTTAAGTATCAAAGAAGTTACGGCAATGTGCGATTCTCTCAATAGAAAACTAAACAGATCAAAATGAAAACAGGAGTTGAAATAATTGCCGAAGAAAGGCAGCGACATTCAAAAGTTGAAGGGTGGACACCTGAAAACGACGACGCATATGTATTTAACCAGCTTGCAAACGCTGCAATTGCATACGCAACGCCACCAGAACAAAGAGGAGGAGGTGGTGTTATCGTTCCAGAATGTTGGCCGTGGGATTTTAATTGGTGGAAACCTACACCAGAAAATCGTGTGAAAGAATTGGCAAAAGCAGGAGCGTTAATTGCCGCAGAGATTGACAGGTTGCAACGCAAAGAGAAAGGAGAGAATAATGAAATCATTCCACCAATGAGCGACAAACCGAAAACAGCCGTGCAGTGGCTATTTGATAAATACATTGGTAGATCAGGAATGATTTACACAGAAGATATTGAGAAAGCCCTAGCGATGGAACGTGAGCAGATTGAAAATGCGCATGGCGAACAATACAATGATAAGACCGAAAAAGTAATTACAGGTAACCAATACTACACCGAAACCTACGGAGGATGAGCCTACACCGATACGCAGCCAAACGCGACGCAAACGAACGCGAGATCATAAAAGCATTGCGCCAATTAGGAGCGGAGGTATATGAACTTTCCTCACGGTCAATTCCAGATTTGCTGATCGGATGGCGCGGGAAAAATTACCTCGTAGAAGTGAAACAGGAAAAGGGCAAACTGACCAAAGATCAGGAGCGATTTCACCAAACATGGACTGGTCAGGTAGCAATTATTCGCTCTGTGGATGAGGCTGTTACGTTTCTTTTGGGAAAAAGATAGGTAAATGTTTGCGCGGTAAATATATTTAGCTTTACTTTGTCCAATCAAACTAAAACAACGACCAAAATGGAAACTTTAGATTACATCGGAAAATTCAAACGCGCAGAGATTATTTCTTCATTTATCGCCTCGCTTATGAATTCTGGTAAATCAAAAGAGGACGCAGAGCATATTGTAGATTGTTGGATGTACGATCCTGCTAAATTGAAAATCATTAACGCTATGGCTGCAAGTGCAGCGGCATCACATAAATTCTAATTATCAAAAACAATGGAAGATAATATATTCGACAGGGTGCAATTTGAGGCATGGATGCCTTGCAGATTTAATGGTATGTACGGCTATGTCCATGCGGTTAATTTTGATAAAAGGCAAGTTCTTTTCCGCCCTTGTGATGGCGACGATGAAGATGCTTTTTGGATTGATGCTGTAAACTTTGAGGAATAGATGACGAGCCACATTACTTCAATGCGCCAGACAATGATAAAGATTCTAGATTTTGCCGATGTGGTAAATATTTAAATGATAAAATACACTTTCGAGCATCATGAAAGAAGGAAACGAAAAAACAAACGTAAAAGCAAATCCACCAGATAAACGAACTTGTTTGGATTGATCATAATCACATTACAATTCTGTAAGATATACAACTAGCATAGCGAGTATTAGGCGATAAATTCACGACCGATAAAACAGCAAAGTGCCTATTCGGAATATAAAAGCTGGTGCTATGTTAGTTGTTACTTCGCTGCATCGTTCTTTAATTACTGGACACCGACACAACCGTATAACTATAAGGTCTGTGCTTGAAAGGAAGCATATCGAAAAGAGAAAGCGGATCGAGCATAGAAGCTAAGTAGTTGCGTGTCGGTGTCCTTACTTACGCGTGGTAGCGGAATGGTAGACGCACCTAATTGTAGGATAATGGGAAATAGATAGTACTTTAATACTCATTAATTGCAGGTTCGAATCCTGCCCACGCGACAAATGCAAACACAATGGATATGATAAGAATCAAACCAGAAGACGCGGTTAAAATTGAAGCCGCTTTTTACGGATGCAACGAAATACTTGGCATCCCAGAGGAAATAATAAAATCTGAAACCCGTAAAGCGCCAGTGGTAGAGGCTAAAAGATTCATTTGCCACTATCTGAAGTTCAATACAAACCTGACCACTACAAGCATTGGGAATGCTGTTAACATTGATCACGCTACCGTGTTGCATCATGCTAGGCAGCATAATAACCTAATGCAAACAGACGCTCTGTACGCTATCAAGTATTCTAGTTTTGTTACCGCAGCGTCAAAGTTCAATAAGCCTAAGACGTTGCAAAGCATTCTGGGTGATGTTGAATATCAGATTAAGGCGCTATACGCTGAGCGCAGGACAATCAAGCGAATGATAAAACAGTTTAATTAACCCGCCTGAGAAAATGGCTTAGAGAAAACAACGCATGAAAGCAGACAAATTTAAAGTAGGAAACTTTATTTACGATCCCGAATGTGAACCGTATTATTTCCAAATTGAGGAGATACGAAAGTTCGAAGATCATAATTTATGGGCTGTTTATCGCAAAGGCTCAATAAAGACAATAAATCCCGAACCAGTTATTATAACTGGAGAACATCTCGATAGATTTGGCTTCAGGAGGCATATAACATACACCGTTTCGGATGATTTTGGTATTTCAAACACAAAGGAAGTAATTGATTATAGGCTTAACGGATTCACTGTTACTTTTAAAAGTAACAAGTTTGTCCTTTCTGTCGATGGAACTTTGTCGCCAATTTATGTCGAATATCTTCATCAGATTCAGAATCTGTATGAAATGTTCCGTGACGAGGAGCTAACAATTAAAACCGACAACGCATGATCGACAAGTTCTACTACCTGATGGCTATCCTAGCCGCGATGTCAATAGGCTACTTTGTCTGCCGTAACATTGATCACAGAGAGCGCGAAAACACGCTACCGAATTACACCGTTACCGAAGTGCATCGGTACTATGCTGATTCTATCACGCACGAACTGATGAAGTACGACGAAGAAACACGAACATATAAAATTGTAAGAGATGAGTATTGACTTAAAGACTGACCAATACATCGAAGACCTCCGCGCTCAGGTTGACAATCTAAACGGCACTGTTGACCACATGAGGGAATTCCTTATGTTTTACAGCAAATGCCAGATACACGATCACAGCGATAATATGAAACTCAAAACCATTCAGCAACTTTGCGACGAATGGCATATCGTACTAACCAACAAATAACTATCTTAGCCTCATGGAACTAAAAGTAACACACATCGAAGCAACGATTCCGCAAGTGAGTTTCGTTTGCGATTACAAATATGGAACTTTTCAGCAATCCGATTGTTTGTTGTATTTTGCTGGTACTACTCCTTTCAACTGCCAAGCTATTTTCTCATTATACGCGGATAATTTCCCGATAACAAACGACACGGCATTTCAGGTTGTAACAGCACATTTGTACGACGAAGACGGAAACGCCTACCACATCCGCCACTCCGCGCAACCGTCAATCAGCATCAACGGAAACGAAGTAACACTAACGTACACCGACTGCCTGTTACCGCTCAACGGCACGAACGGAACTATCATCGTGAAATTCATCAACCAACTCTAAATCCTCCATTGGTGTTTGCAACTCAGTAGTGGTAGCCCTGAGAAATCGGGGCTTTTTTGTTGCATAGTTTGGTAAATTGTTTTAGCTTTGCACCTAACGTTTTGCAGCTATGCGCAGTTGTGTGTCGGCTTTGTGCGGTGGTAAAATTGCGTATAGGTGCTGTTATGCTCTCCTTGCGGTTTTTCAGCACAAATATTCAATCGAAGCACTGTTTTTTAATCTTTTTTTTGTGCGGTGGGCTAAAAATATTCACATTGAAAATCAACACTTTACAAATAAAATTACAAATAAGTGAAAAATAATTGTAAAAATGTTTGGTACATACAAATATTCGGCTTATATTTGTATCATCAAATCAGATAAACAATGATACTTCAAGATTTAAAAGACAACAGAGAAATGATAATCGCTTCAATTACTGAAAAAGTTGGCGAAGAAAATGTAAAAGCTGTGATGCAAACAATGGTTGGCGGTTTAGATTGCTGCGATACAATCGAAGAGTTAATTGATAGCGCAATTTCAATTAACGAATTTGAAGCAAGACCTAAGAAAAAAGAAAGCAAACTTGCTGCAATGATGGCTAATTCTCATCAAGATGAAAAATACAATCACTTAACTAAAGAATGGGAAAAAATCTAAAAATCAATAATATGCAAAATCAAGAAATGTATTTCGTATTTGGAACAGCCGTTATAAATGGCTACAAAGAGACTGTTTACCTGACAAAATCAGGTGAAACTAAACAAAACGTAGAAAAAGAAGATTTGATGCTTTTTGAAAGTTCAAAAGCCGCTTTTGAATACACTAAGGCAAAAAGTTTAGACTTGGCTGAATGGGATAAGTTATCAAATTTTTAATATGCGTAAGATTTTTCACTTAGAAACCAAAGCAGACAACTCTCATAAATACTATGGGAGTTTGTCCGCTTTATGCTACGAAAATTCCGACTTGGGGATTTCAAAATTTACGCTTGACCGATTTGACTTTGATGCTTCAAATTTTGAAAACGCAATTTGCATTATCAGAAAATCAGTAATGAAAACTACTGGAAGCGTGGGAAAAAAAAGATTAAAAAAACTTCCACAAATGTCAAATCGAAGCGGTCACGTAGCAATGGAGCGTAACGGTTGGGGCTTTGCGTAGTAGCCCTTAGTAGAAACTTAAAATTAACCACGACACTTGATAGGGCTATTACGCAAAACCCTTGTTAGCTGCCGTTTTAAATTACAAATTATGTCAGGAGGAAGATTTGATTACTTACAATATCGCATCACAGAAATAGTTGATGGAATTGAACAAGAAATAAGAAACAATAATGCCGAGCCAAGAAAAGAAGATTGGTTTGAGCCAAATAATTTTAAAGAAGAAACAATTAATGAGTTCAAAAAAGGAATTGAATTACTAAAAAAGGCACAAATTTATGCCCAAAGAATTGATTGGCTTTTATCAGGCGATGATGGCGAGGAAACATTTCATCAACGACTTTCGGAGGACTTGTCTAAAAATGGCAGCTAACGGATTGCAGCTATACGAAGTAAAAGTGGCTACCACTAAACTTCAATATTTGCAGGATGCTCACAGACACTTTTATTTTGTATAGGTGCTGTTATGTGTCTGGTTTAAAAAAGAAAAAAAGGGAGGGAAAAATGTTTTTAAAAAATTTTATTTTAAAATGCAATTAGACAAAATATACAACAATGACTGCTTAAACATTATGGCTCAAATGCCTGATGATTATTGCGACTTAACAGTTACTTCACCGCCTTATAATTTTAATGCAGGGAGTGGACTTGGAACGAAATACAATAATACTTTTAAAGACAATTTAAGTCAAGAGCAGTATTTTGATTGGAGTGTAAAAGTGATTACAGAATGTATGAGAGTATCAAAATTGGTAGCTTGGAATATTCAACTGATTGCAGGAAATAAAGAAGCATTGTTAAAATACATTGGCTACTTTCATAAAGAGATTAGAGAAGTTTTGATTTGGGATAAGCAATATTCGGAACCTGCAATGAATGAAAAGGTATTTAACAGCGAATTTGAGTTTATTATTTTGTTTGATAAAAATGGAGGTGGCAGAAAAATCGAACAGGCACAATTTGAAAGGGGAACAGTTGCTAATGTGATAAGACAAAACAAGAGTAAAAACTCAATCAAATCAAAGAATAAACAGGATAATCATTTTGCTGTATTCCCTGATGCGTTACCTGCAAAACTGATACACTACTTTAGCAAAGAAGGTGATGTGATATTTGAGCCATTTATTGGTAGCGGAACAACTGCTTTGAGTGCAATAAAATACAAACGAAAATTTATAGGATGTGAATTAGTAAAGGAATATTTTGATATAGCAGAACAAAGAATAAAAGATGCACAATCTCAAACCTCTTTATTTTAAAATGAAATTTTTTAAAAACATTTTTAGAGCGTGGGCTTTTATCTTTTTTAAACTTGCACATAACTACTGGCTTTGCGCATATTCATAGCGACAATCCCAGATAAGACAGAGATAACAGAACAAAAACGAACGACATGAAAAATAAATTGAAACCTGTACGATGTGGTAATTGTAAGTTTTTTAATCACACATACAAGCCGAGATATGATGGTATTTGCACAAAAGACAATGAATACACAGCAGAGCATAGAGTTTGCCACAAACTACCAACAGACGAAGATAGGAGAAATGCTAAATTAAGACGCAATAGATAGTAAGTGTATCTACTTTTGAAGAAATTTGTCTATCTGATCCTGCTTGTTGCGGCTGCCGATGGATGATCCGAAGTAATATCCGACAACTCCCATCGCAATAGTCGTAAGCGATCCAACAATACCTGCCACTAGCATTTCTTTTTCAGCAGGTATGTCTTTAAATAAAATCGTGTACCACATCACGAAGCACGAACCCAATAACAACAAAGCCAATACTGGTTGAATGATCTTGTTTATCAGCGGTGCTTTCTCGGACGTTGCCACCTGTACCTCACGGTTACGCGCGGAATCAACGTCTTTTAGAATCAGTTCCAATTCGCTGTTCTGCGCTTTGGTTATTTCTTCCAGATGGCGGTTGATTTCCTTCTGTACCTCCGCCTTGAATTCCTCTTTTTCCTGACCCGTAGTGATGAACTTATCCGCTACGTTTCCGACTGATGTAACGATGTCCGCTGCTTTGTCGCCTGCGATCTTGCTTACTATTCCTGCGATTAAACTCATGCCTTTACAATTTCAATTTCAATTTCTTTTTCGTCCTTTAACAGTTTAACTATACGCTCTTCCTGAATAGTTGATTGATACACGGCATCAACACCGCGCGTAGTTCCGAGAATGATACATCCTAGCGTGTCCTTCTTACTGTTGCCCTTGTGGATGCGAATGCCTTGAAACCCTTCTACGTTGACCAACAGCGGCAACGTGCGCTTCAATCGGACGGATGGCGTTACGATTACCTTGTACTTGCCATACGGAATACAAGTTTCACCGTACACTTTCAATCGGGTATTTTCTTCAGTCGGTAAGTCCTGATGCAATCCGCGATCTTTATCCTCCAATGTTTCGCAGAAGTATTCACCATTTACATACAGTTTCCCGATTGTGGTATTGTCCGTGAACGTATCACGAACTAGCTTTAGTTTTATCATGTTTTCTAAATATCAACCAATACACTACGTTAAGGCTCACGAACACTACAAAGTCCATCGTACTGTCAGACACGTTTTCATTGATCATACAGTCCCAAACGTCCTTAGCCTGAAATATGAAGAACGTTCCCGATACAAGATACACCCACGATTCATTGTCGCGCTTATCCATCGGAACTAGCCGTGCCAGTGTCCAATACAGTGGCAACAGTGACTTACTCATAAACAGCGTTGCAGGGTAGTATTTGTAATACAACCACTCAGAATCGCATTTAAACCACTCCAGAACAACGTAACTGTTTTGTATCAGTACATCAATCAGGATGAATATGTAAATGCGTTTAATCAAGGTTTAGATGTTTCTTGATAGCGTTAATATCGCGGCTCTGGTCTTTCTGAATTTCAGCGTGTGCCTGTTGCGCTTTTTCGGCATCAGCTAATCGCTTCAGTATTTCCGTGTCGGATTCTTTCAACTGCTTAATGTCCTTCGCTATATCCTCAACTTTACCTACGGCATTCTCTATCCGCTCCACGTATTCGTTGAACTTTTTAGTGATCCAGTTTCCGATCAGTTTTGCTATCCATCCGAATAGCATAGTCAGTAAAGCGACGAATAAGTACCCAAGATACTTAAGTCCTTCCTGTACTGCATTGTCTTGTGCTTCAGCCATAGGTCTTCTGTCTGAATCACTCAGGCAAAGGGTCTGTGCCATCGTGTTTCGGTTTGTAAGTTACAAATTTCCTGACTAAGCGTTCGGCTTCGGTCTGCGTGGGCTACCTCCGATTGCAATAATCGTATTGTCTGGCAATGTACCCTGTAATTTAGTAGGGTCACTAATGCCGTCCGCGATTTCATATAGCGCGTCCAACTGATTACTCAGATCAGATTTGCTTACCGATTCTGGAAGTGCTGTCCAAAAATCACCGTTTGCCAAAAATAAAGCTGTTTCTTGAATGTTGAATGTTGTCATTGTTTTACGTGCTATGCACTGGGGGAAGTGCGGTTAAAATCCATCTATTACTATTTTGTCGTAAAGTAATCCTGATATGGTCGTTATTCCAGATGCATCGTAATGTACTTCGTCTGTATCTGTTGTAGCCGTATCAGTATTAATTGTTCTGTAGTATGTCGTATTGGTCAACTGAACAGCGTCCTTAGCTGCGTTAACTGTTGATTTATACAGAAGTGTTCCCAATGTCTGATTTGCTGATAGTCTGCAATCGTAAAGGTAAGGGAAAGTAAAGAATACCTGCTGAATCTTTGTATCAAATACTGAGTTTGCCTGACCCGTAAGCCAGTTCTGCCAACTTGTTTGATACGCATTAGCATAAGCCAATACCAACGAATCCGCTTCACCTTGTATCCAAATAAAGGCAATGTGATTTATAGTATATCCGTTAGAAAGTTCCCATTCCTTCAAGGCTGTAAGATCGTTGCTAAGCTGCGTAAACTCACCTCCGATCGGATTTCGTGACCATGACGGAGCGTTGTTTGCCAAGTACGAGCCGCCCTGAACGACCTTGAATACGTAGATCGTTTTTTCATATTGCAAATTCAAACGTTCGCATAGTTCGTACTCTACACCATACTCATTCCCGCTCTGCGTGTCTGAGTATTGGTTGTTATTAAGAGTGCTATTAATGTTCTCAAATCCCGTTCCGTTCCATACTTTGAGCCATTGCAGTTCTCCTGTTAATCGTGACGGCAATTGCGCCATAGGCACTCGCCCTGATCCGTTTGATTGTCCTTCTATTGTAACAACTGAAACCTGTTTTTCGGCAGGGCAATCGCTCACGCGGCTACCAGATACCATTCCTGCGGATGTAAACGCACCACCAGAAACTAAATCAGTCCATGTCCAATTTGTTGAGAATGTGGCAGACTGCGATGGATTTAAAAGCAATACCAAATTAGCATTCAACCCTGAGTTAGTGCGAACATCAAACGGCACACGCTCATTGTAAAGTGCTGCAACATTACTAGCCGATAGGTTGTCGTTAAATATTGCAATCTGACCGACTTTAATATTGGAATAACTAGCGGCATCATTACGACCCCCTAAGTTGATAGCAGGTGACGAAATGTTATTGATAGTTGTAAATGTTCCCGTCTGCGTTGTTGTACCTGCTAATGCAAGTCCGTTACGATAAACAGTTATGCGTGACGTAGCCGATAGCGTACCGTCATACACTATTGTAAACTGATTCCATTCGCGCGTTTCGCTGATTGATGCCGTTGAAACGTATGATATATCGTTGCTGCTATTGGTAAACAATCTAACCTGAAACTTTTCAGCGTTGGTAAAGTTGATCGTAAACTGACGCGCTGACGTTGCAGATGATTTATCGCGACATAGTATAAACTGAGCGGTTGCAGGATTACTGTTTTTCTTAACCCATAACGAAATAGTAAACTGCTTATTTGATCCGACAATAGCATTGTTAATCAATGTAGATATAGTCGAATCAGCAGTCATTATATCATCAGTAGCATCAAATGAGAAAGAGTTAGTTTCCCATGTTGGCGATGTATAATCTAATACGTTATAACCACCACCTCGCGGTGCAAAATATGGTCTTAGCCCCACCCCGATCATGATACGAAGTTATACGCGATCAACGAACCAGACGAAGCCGTAATAGCAACAATGTACGAACCCGAAGGAGCGCAAATGTAAGTTCCCGCTTTGAGCGTTTTACCGCTAAGGTTTGCCTGTGTCAGATAGTTTGTGGATGTAAATCCCGTAGGAGTTGTGTTCAGCGTTAATACGGTCAACACAGTATCTTCTAATACCGTGAATCCGTAAAATAGTTTACCAGTTACCGCGCTATCTGCTGATGAGATATGATAGCATCCTGCGTCTGCTGAAAGTCTTGAAAGTGTCATTGTTTTATGTTAAAGGGTTTTGATTAAATGGTATTGCGCATCTGTTATTCGGTAACTTCACGCGTATCGGTATCATAAATTCTACCGTCGTTAAATTCTTTGGTGTCCGCTCCGTTCGTATGCTCATGTTTATTGTGGCGCTTTCTGATACATTCCAACCGTAGCGGCTATCCATGCACTGAGCAATGACATCTTCAGCAATACGAACCAGATCAGATTCTACCTCTAATTCGTTAACCTCACCGCGCTTCACGTTGTCCGCCAACACGATATTCATGTTGTACACGTTCACGCGTCCCGATTCACGGCTGATAGAATCACACGCGACCCACATTTCAGGCGAATTCGTAGTGCCTGACAAATAGAACTCATGCGGATCACCGTAGTAAAACGTGTGTATCTGCAAATGCTCACTAGCGATCACCCGAAGGTTTTCCACCAGTTGATTCAGCGTTTGTATGTTGGTTACTGTTGACACGTTTTTTGAATGCTTCTAATTTGGCTCTTGTTTTGTTACGTTTACGCTCAGAGGTCAACGGAATTGTTTCCTTTGCAGCATGGGTCGTATTTTCCATAGATCGAAGTGTTAGGCATGAACCATCCCGCACCGCGTTGTGATCGGTTCGGGTGTATTGTATCTACTCCATCCCCTGCGTCACTATACAGCGGATAACTTGCATCGTTTTCAATAAGGTAATTGGTGAGGCGATCAGAGTATTCCTCAAAACGCTCACGGCAATACGTAACCATGTAATCCAAATCCGACTTACTGGCGGGGTTAGCGTTATCGCTAGTCTGCGTTACGATGCCTTTGTTACGGAACTTGTACGTAAAGATCATAACCCCATCAGCCAGTACGCGCCATTTTAAAGCGGGGTTGATTTTCTCAAACAACAAAGTCTGATTCAACGCGGTAATCGTGTTAGTGCGTACCTGCGTTTTCAGTTCTTCATACAATGCCGTTCCGACAATCGGAAGAATGAACAATTCCTGCGAATCCCATATCAGTTCCCGCAGTTGTTGATGATCGTAATTCGATTCAACATAAGCCAATAACCCCGTGTCGTTGGCATCCATGAATGTCGGTCTGTATATAGTTGGCATCTTACTTGATCTTAACTAATTGCTGTTTCCACGTATGGCGACACTGAGGCTGATTCACTCCGTCGTTATTGTACCACCCTCCGCGTAAAGTCCAAACGTTGCGATCTTCTTTCGCTGAGATCTGATTGATTTCGTCACGGGTGTACACGCGGTTCAGTCCGATCAGATCACGGCAGAACTTACGTGTGCGTTCGTTACCGTTTTCATCTTTTGGCAATATCGGTTCACCCATCCCTGCCGCCACGTCGTACTTGTAAACCACCTCATATTTATCCGTCTTTGCAGGTTGCTCCGAGATAACATCGTTTCCTGCTTTGGTAACTTCGTTAACCTGCGTCTTTACGCCTTGAATGTCTTCCGTTCCCGATGAAATGTAGCCGTTGTCAATTAGTCGCCCGATGGCATCACGAACTTCTGATGGTGTAACCTTCACCGCCTTAGCGATCACGTCAACAGGTGCGTATTTGTCCTTAGAAAGCAAATCCAATACAGAGCGGTCAATGCTTTTTACTTTAATATCGGCAAACTCAATACGCTCAAAGTCTTTTTCAAACTTTTCAATCTCGGATGGATCGGTTGACGGGCAGTCACGCTCCGTGATCACCTCAAACATACTCGCATCACGCCCGAACTGAGCGAAGATGTCCATTTTTGCCGATGCGAACTTACTTAGCGTCTGTGTTGTGGTAGTTTTTGCCCCTTTTAAGCCCACCAGTGAGCGCAATTCCTCCGCGCTGAGTGATTCTACCACTTTAGGCAATACTGCGTCTGGCAGCGCGTTTAATGCGTTCAGCATCTTTTGCGCTTTTTCGTCCACCACCGTATCAACTCCGAACGGGTTGAACTTTTTACTGATCAGCTTAATACCGACACCAAAATCCGACGCGAAAGTATTGAAAGTGTCCTCGAATGTCTTCTGAATCGGGTCTACATACGCACGCTGAAACGCGTTAACGTACATTTCCGCTTCATTACGCTGCCCTAACGCCCCTGCTTCGGTGTAACCTAGCAAAAGTTTAGGGTAGTGATGTGATGCCGTGATATGCAATACTGCCTGATCAACAATCTCTTTGTAAAGTGTCGACTGATCGGAAACAAGGCTGTCCTCTGCGAACATTCCCAATTCTTTCGACGGGGCAAAGTTCACCACAAGGCGCTCACCGTTTTCTCCGATGAAATTCTTCTTAATGCCGTCCACCATTTCCTCCTGTTGCTCAGGTGTTGGCAGTTCACCAATCACGTTAACGATCTTTGCAGGTGAGAAAGACGCGGAAATATTTTTGAACTGAAAGTCAGTGTAGCGGATGTCGTTTTCTATCCACGTAACAGCGCCAATGTAATCAGGCACTCCGTAAATGTAACTTTCGGGAGCGTATGGCGTGTAATAGTAAACCTGATTGCCTTTTCTGTTCTTCGGATCGTATGCCGCGAATGTCTGAAAGTCTTCAGCCTCTGTTGGCTTTGGGTTTTTCTTTCTGTTGCCTTTTGCGTCCTGAATCCACCATTTCGACGTGTAGTAAAACTTAGAACGGTCTGCATTGGTGCGGATGTTCTTAACGTCGATATATTTCAGCGTTGCTCCGCGTTTGCTTTTACCCCACTGCACCAAAACCGCATACGCTCCGAACTTCATATAGTCCAAAGCAATTCGGTTGTATGTTCCGTTCAAATCAACATCTGAAAACGGCTGTTGTAAGATTTTATTCGCTAGTGCCTTTTGTTCAATGCTGTGGATTCCCGTAGGATCGTAACCCAAACCACCGCCAACAATATAACGAACCTTGCTATTGATAATAGCGTTATGAATAGACGAACGCATATACAGCGTTTCAAGGTAGTACGGATAGTCGTTATTCTCCCCGTAGGTGATCCACTCCTGATCCTTCACCTCCAGAAACTTCGGCACTTTGCGGTTTTCAAACTGCACAAAGTGTGAACTGATCTTCCTGTCTATTGGCTTGTCCATTTATATTCTACGGTTACTTGCGGTGATGTGTACTGATGCGTATCTGTTCCCGTTACCTTCATCTGACCCGTTTCGCACAATGTCGTTGCCAGTCGGTAGTCGGTGTTGTTGCTGCTCGACTGCTCATACACGTAGTACGTATAGATTCCAGAGGGTAGCGTTAATGTGGTAAATCCCCCCTCCTCAATGTCGAACAGGTTAGAACGGTCTTTGTAGTTGTTGGCTACTTCGGTAATGATCTGAACGGCTTCAATGTTTGTAGCGTCATTGACAAAGCGCCACAGCCAGTACGGACTTGATAACGTCTGTTTTTCTTTCAGCGTTACCGCGACCCGTGTAGTAGCATTGCGCGTGATGTTCAGCATACCTGTAAAGACGTGAAAATGGCGTGTTGTGGAAAAAGAAAACCCGACCTTACGGGGTCGGGAATCCTTAGAAACAAAACTACACTTAACCTAACCTAGAGATTATCGTAATTCGTGATATTCAGAATCGTGTCTTTCTCACGTCCTGTAAATGTTACGCTGTAACCGTTACGCTCATTGAAAGCCGTACCCGTTGCAGAACTTGAAGCCGATACAATCAACCCGCGCTCGTAACCGAATAACCACGCGTTGCCGTTGTTATCCTTTACCGCAACATGAACTAACATACCGTGCATATTATTCAGTGAATTGCGGAAAGCTACTTTCAATTTGTTGTTGATGTACGTGATCGTCTGCGTATGTACCGAAGTACCTGCTGCACGATCCGTAGCACCGTCGGAAGTCGCCACCGATGTTTCCTGTGCGCAATCGAAAGCGTACCAATCTGTCAGACCGTTACCCGCAAAGGTGATCTGACCAGACGTTACAGTAGCAAGCCCCGCAGATACAAGGGTCGCATCAAATGCACGAACCTTAATCTGTGCCACGCCACCATTGCTGTCGTTACAGTCAATCGTGAATGAATTTAAAATGCTGTTTGAACAAGGCATTGTTTTATTGTGTTAAAGGGGAGGCGTCACACCTCCCCGTTATACATTCTGTTTACTACGCTGTTGCGAATGATACCACCTGATCAGGGAACATCCATCCAGTAGTGAAGCGGTATGTTTCAGTCGAGTACAATTTCTTGTCCTTCTTCTCATACCACACCATTGAATCGTTGATGTCCGATACAAGGTCAGTTCCCAAATACGCCTGTGCTTTGTTGAAAGTCAGGATTCGGTTTTTGAACATCGCAGGAAGTGCGCTGTTGTTGTCTGCGTTCAATCCCGGTACGCCAACGATACGCTGACCTGTTCCCGGCATTTGCAGCTCATAACGCGGTGTAGAACCGTCGTATTTGTAGTGGAACATATTCGCGTTCGTCAATGCGATAACCAATTTATCGAAAGTGTCCTCACCGCATACGGTTACTGTGTCTGTCTGACGACGCAGGTCAGAAGGCGTTGCCAACCATACGTTATTGAAGATCGTGATCACGTTTGAAGTAGTGATAGACGTGTGAGAGGTTCCCGCTACTGTCTGTGAATTCACATATCCGCCCGCAGTTTCGAGTGACTGCAAAAGACCGTTGAACTGCTTATAGTCTGTGTTTGATCCGCCCTGTGTCTTAGAAGACTGCCACATTGCGATCTCGAATTTCTTCGTAACGCGTGCGTCTTTGTCTTCCATTACGGTGTTCATGAATTCAGACGTTGCAGCGTTTTCATCCATGTTAGCACCTGCACGAAGATACTTCTGAGTAAACTTAGTGCGAAGGGTATCAAAACACCATTCGTTTTCAATTCCGAATGTGTCAACTGTCAGCGTAATATCTGCGAAAGTACCACCGTCGCCAGATGAGTTTTGAGCCGAACAACCACTGAGCGCCTGAAATACAGGGTCAGAAGTCATGTACGGAATCTTCTCCGAATACTTGATACCTTCGTAAACGGTTACAAGCGGAATAGATACCGCACCGAAAACGATCTTACGTTTAATGTCCGAACGACCCTCTACGGTGTAGTTAGACAATGATGATACTGTGAAACTTGCCATTGTTTATTGTTGTTTGTGTTTGTTAGTGATTGAATGCTCTTTTTCTGTGTTCGATTACTTCTTCCTCGAAAGTCTTAACCTTCGGGGTTTCTTTTTCAAACTTTACAGGCTCTTGCGGTGCTTCACCGAGTTCTGTTACCGCCTGATTGAGTTTTTCGATTGTCGCTGAAAACTTCGCTTTGTCCGCTTTCAGTTCCGCATTTTCCTGTTCGATTGCTGCGAACTTTGTAACGAGATCAGCAACCTGTGTTTTCAGTGCTTCGATTTCCGCTACCTTCTCGAAGATCATTTCCTTCTCAATGCGCTCGATTATCTGTGAAGGGTTTGGAGCGGTTGTTGCTGCGGGTGCTGCCGCTGTTGCATCCTGACCCATTTCCTGTTCAGTAGTCGCTGCGGGCGCTTTTACCTCCGCTACCGTGCCACCTGCTACGGTGAACACTGTACCGTCTTCTAGTGTGTACTCCCCGTCAGGAAGTGGCGCTTCACCTGCTTCGGTCATAACCATAACGGGTACACCCTGTGCGAGTGCTTCCCCTTCGATGCTTACCATTGTTCCGTCCGCGAGTTTCGCGTCCATGAACTTTTGCTTTTCTCCGAATGTTGCAAAAGCTTCTTTCAGCTTTGCCGCAAACGTCTGGATTTTCTCTTTTGTGATTTCCATACCTTTAAAGACGTTGTGTGATTATTTTGTTGATTTAATGATACTATCCAATGTTTCGATCAGTTCCGCGACGTGATCCGTCTGAGGCTTATGTGAGGCGAATATGTAGTCAACCATCATCTCCATACTGAACCCTTTGTACTCCCCTGACTTTACCTTTGCCCACAGTTCGTCAGATTCAACATAGTAAGAATGCAACCACGTTCCGTCAGCGTATTGCTGCTTCAACGCAACGGGCGCTTGTGTGCCACGCTGTGAATCAACGATAATGGATTCAATAAGGTATATTCCGTCGGGCTGTTGTGAGCGTTCGTGCATTTCGTTAACTGAGTTGTAACGGTTGCCTTTTGCCCAGTCACGCACGAACAATTCAATATCTTCTTTGGTGAAGTAAACGTAATGTTCCCCGCGCTTTTCGTCACGTCTGTAAATCTTAAAGTCAGGGATCATTACCGCCCCTGTGATAATACGACGGTCTGAATCGGTCACTTCAAACTTAATCGGCTGCGATTCTTTGAACGCCACAAAGTTTGATTCAATGGCGGGGCTGTCTACTAATGCCGTGAAAATTTCCTCCGCGTCCGTTTCTTTGTCTGTGATCGTAAGCCGATACACTGGCAGATTACCTTCCATGCAAATAAAGACACGGATTTTGTGATTTGTGGATTTTGTGTACCTTTGACCGTGTTTGCGTTGGTGATGGGAGTTCCACGCAACAGTAGGAAGGATGACCGCATCAGAAATGGTGCGGTTTTTTAATACCTGCTTCTTTCCTCAGCCGTCCTTACATTCGTGTTCGTATCGTTGATTTCCTGAACGCTGACATACATCGGGCGCATATCGTTGTTCTGATTGATAACCTGCCCTTGCTCATTGAGTAAGGTTGAAGGCTGTGTTGACGTTCCGACGTTCGGCTGTGTACTGAAATCCAACGAACCGCCACCACCGCCTCCCGATGCCGTAGCCGTTACAGAACCGCCCGAAGTGTCAACACGTAGGATTGCAGCGACACGTGCCAGACCCGAAGCAACGGCAACACCTGCCGCAATTGCAGCGCGTATAGGCGCATCAAGTGACGGAACGGACATCTGTGAAGCATACGCCTTTTGAGCGGCTACATAGGTGTCTATTAACGTTAATGATGCCGATATAGCCTTCTGTGCTTTCGCGTTGTTTTTCATCAGCGAGGAAATAGCCTCCAATGTCTGCTTTGCCGAATCAATCGCAAGGCTGTAACGCATTTCGTCTAACTTCTTAGCTTTCTCCGCTGATGCTTTCTCCGCGTCGTCCTTTTCTTTCTGGCGTTTTAATTTTTCATTGCGATCATCCAGATACAACTTCATCCGTCTGCGCTGTGACGCTTCTTCCCGTTCGGCTCTATCTGCTTCGTCTTGATCGGCTGCTTCTTTCTGCTCAGCCATCAATTCAAGTTCACGCGCCCATGCTGCTTCGTTATCCGCTGCTTCCTGTTCACGTTGTGCCTTGCGTTCCTGATACGCTTTCTTTGAGTCCTCGCTTTTCTTCTGCGCTGACTTTTCTTCTTCGATGTCCAGAACCTTTAACTGATTCTGTAAGTCTTTCAGCGCCTCCTGCTGCTCTTTAATCTGATCAACGGCTTCCTGTGCGCGTTCTTTCTTATTAACAGCGATTGCCGCCTCTGCCTGATTCGTACCGTTAACAACGTCCGCAACACGGAGCAAAGATTCCCAAAGTGAATCGTTATTTTTCACCTCCTCGACCTTCAACATACTTACCCGTAGTGAAGATTGAGCCTCTGCGATTTGTGCCTCTATCAGTTTGCGCTTAACAGCAATAATTTGTTCTGTACTTGCTCCCTGCGCTGTGAGTAGTTCAATTTGACGATCGTATTCACGCGATAGTGTCGCTGTCGCTTCCTTTTGCTTTTCATATTCCCGTGTTGCTTTTGCCAGTTCTGAGTTAGCGTCTTGTTGCGCCTGATACACCTTATACACCGCAACGCTCAACGCTACCAACGCGGATGCTACGGCAATAATCGGGTTCGCCTTTACGGTATCATTGAACGCCTTAAATCCTTTCTTTAGCTTGTCAACGTCATTGATCGCCTGAGCAAAAGCCATAGCCGCCTGAACGCGCATCATAGCCTTCTGTGCGTCTTCGGATTCGATACCTAGCAAAGCCATTGAAGATGTTACCAACTGAACGCCCGTAGCCGCGCCCGTTGCCATTTGCTGCAACCCTTTGAACTGATCAGGATTTAGGGCGTTGATCTTCTCGTTCGCCTCTTCTACGCGGTCTTTCAGCCGTGCCGCTGCCGCTGCCAGTTTCTCGAATTCGGGCGTATCTTCCCCGACGGTTAACATCGCGGTTTTCAGTTCTTTCAACTGCTTACGAATCTCCCCGACTGAGTTTGCCGCGTTTGCGGTATTGATTACGACATCTAAATTAAGCTGTGCCATGTTATACTGTTCTGTAACCCATTACGGTTAATGTTGCCTGTAATACTGTATTAGACGCTGCAATCTCTGACCGTTGCATTAACTGAATAGTTCCTGCTGTGCCACCTACCGAAACAATCCAGAACGAATGAATTGGTGTATTAGTGTTGATAGCACGAACGCCCGTACTTGCACCCGTTGTTGTTGCGTCTGCTAGTTGCTCCGTACCACCTAACGCGCTTGCTGATGTGCTTACGACATTCTGTCCTATGATGGTCGCCCCCGTCGGAATATCCAACGCCAAACTAATGCCCGTTGTCGTTGCTGCGGTTTGATACGCCCCATTCAACGTAACCAGATACTTTGTATTTGCCAACGCGGAAAACGACATTCCAGATACGTTAGCAAACGCAGTCGTACTAACGGTGCTATTGCTTCCGAGTGTGGTGTACGTCCACTTATCAGCATATTGACTATGCGTATGTATAGCGTCTGCTTTACCTGCTAAATCAGATACAAGCCCCGTTACTTCGGATTGGGCGTGCGTGTGCGATGTGTTGGCTTTGCCATTCAATAGCGTCTGCAAATCAGACTGACTGCTGATTGACCCTCCGATACTTCCCCATGAAGCACCGCCACCACCGCCTACTGATGTTAGAAATGTCATTACGTTACAATGTATTGCGACCCCGTGTAAGTTAAGGTCAATGATTCATACTTATGATTCAGGTTAAATGTTGCTACTGAGTTATTATTAGAGTAAACGATATTCAATCCACCCCCTGCAACAGTTACCGTACTGCCAGTCATGTTGAATACCTGAATACGATCATTCACCGTTAACACCGTGCTATTTAATGTAAGCGTCAACAATCCTGAACAGTAGTACGTTCCTGCCTCGGTTATCGTAGCATTCGCTGTAATAAAGTAAACGTTACGCGATCCGAATGTGTACTTGTTCCCGTCTATCCATACCTCCCCGCTCCGTGTCACCGTAACATCATCTGATCGGATAACCACCGCCCCGATAACGTCAGGCTCGATAACAACACCCGAAGATGCCGCCACAAAGTTACGGGAAGCCTCAGAGCCTAGTGAGATATTGTACCCGAACACCGCGTTACCAATACCTCCGTTAATCTGTATGCGTTCACCGACAAACGCGTTATTTGCTCCGCTATTACCACCGTCACCGCGAGGAACAACGTCCACGTTCCCGTTCGTGTTGTTCAGGTACGATAACAGAGAATAGGTAGAAGCGGTAAATACTTCTCGATTCTTGATAAGTACGAATTCGCACTTCGTTACCTTGTTCTGTTCCGTGTTATAATCCTGAATCTTTAACAGCCTGTAATACTGCCCGTGAATAAAATACTGATCACGGAATGACAACCGCAAGATGTCCAAAGGTGTGAGGTAAAAGTACCCCGTCAACATCTTACTGTTTCGGTCTGTGATTTCCTCGATGTACTTGCGGTGGTAACGATTCCACAGGTTGCCGTCTGTGTAGTTGGTAGCCGTGTAATAAATCTCACGCGGGTTGGTAAAGTTCAGATCAAACGTAGGCAATGATACCGAATCCAAATGACCTGACTGAGGGTAGGTCGTTTCCGAGTAAGTTGTGGACGCTGTGATATAGTTCCACTGATATGTTGTAGCAACCGCACCCGTAGCAATTAAACGACGCATACCGCTCTTAATGCGCTTGCGGATATTACCGTTTTCTAGCGTGTAGATATGCGGATAGATGCGATCAGTAGTCGAATCCGATACCATTGGAGTAGAAGAGAATACAGACGTGTAAATGTTTTCATTCATCACGAAGTCATTCGTTACGTCATGCTTTTTCATCCCGTAACCTTCTGCCCATGTTTCTCGGTACTTCTTATTAAAGTAATCGTCCGAATCTTTCCACTGCAACACATACCGCTTAGCGTCCAATCCACCCATAGGAACAAGTTCCACAGGCTTTGACACGTCCAACTTATGCGACCAATCACGATTCTGACCTGACCCGTAAAAGTCCGTAGCGGTATCAATATAAACCTTCTGAGGATTCGTGCGGTCAGGCTCGATCATCAGGTTAAAGTCCTTGATAACGCTCATGAAGTAGTCCGACATCTTAATGTCATTAGGCAGCGCGGAGTTCATTGGAACTGTTGCACCTTCGACAATAGAAGCGTTACTGACTGAGTTAAAGAAGTTAGACGAACTGAGATTGAACTGTGCGTACTGCCAGCCAACGGGCGAACCGTTGCTGATAAACACGGGCGCTAAGTCCACCCAAACCGTATCACCTGCATTGCATAGTGTCGTTGGTGTTGTATGTGTGAATGTTACCGCTGATGAATTGTTGCCAGCTGATAATGATGCTACCTGATTTGGAATTAACTGTTGTGTTAAATAAGATATTGTTGCTCCTCGCTGTTGTTTAACTGTAACGACTAAATACGACGCTGCCACCCCTGAGAAGCTACCGCCAACCGCTGACCAATTAAATGAACCAGATACTTTGAATTCGTAATATCCTGCACTTACGCACGTGAACGTGTAGGTGGCAGGGTTGTACTGCCCATCAGGATCAGATAGTTCAGTGTCATACGGAAAAGGCTCTGCGATACTTGACCACGTGGATTGATCCAATGCTGAAAAAGCCGAACTGATACGCGAATTAAACAACCTACTTGCAGCCGATGCCTGATCTAATAAGAAAGCCGTACCCGTGAACGGAACTACAAAAGACCCGAACCGTGAACCGCTGATGAAAGGCGATTCATACTCATACCCTGCATACTCCACAACCTTATCAAATATCACTTTCTCATACAACGCAGGATAGAAGTGATTCACATCCCAGTTCACCCCGTCGTTATCACCGTACTGAATCATCGGGTAATAATACCCTCCCGACGGGTTAATGGTTGTCCATGTAGCCTTTTGGTTCGTTCTGTTGTACACGTGATCGTATTCCGACACGTCCAAATCAGATAGCAGTGCGTTACCTAGATTCGTGATGATGTTACCCAAATCACCGAACAGTTCACATATGTAAGTGATCTTTCCTAAATCCTGATTCTCGCGTTTGATACCACGCATCCGCAAGTACCCTCTAAACTGTTCCACTGAATCCACCATAACAACGGCAGTTGCTTTCAGGTTCGGATTGTAGTCAGGGTTAAAGTTTATCGCAGAGGTGTTCTGTATCTCGGTAAAGTCGAAAGCGTGTGAGAATACCTTGTTTGCCGTTCCATTGGCAGGAATCTCCACGGTACGGCTGAACCCTGCATTGCGTTTGTCGGGGTTTTTAATGTCCGCAATCGCTAATGTAAGGCTGATACCGACCTCTTTCTTTACGTCGACACGTATGCCGTTAATGTATAGTTCAGTCCTCATCCGCGCTGTCTGTGGTATTCCTGTGCCAATTCAAATACAACCTTCACATTATGCAGTTCAATATCTCCGTACTGAGTTGCTTTCAACTCCATTTCAGTAGGTGATGTGATCGTGCCACGCAGTAATGTTGTGCCTAAATCTAAAAACACAACAGGACTTTCAATCATACGCTGAAACAGTAAGCTATCATCTAGGCTTATCCAATCCGACTGTAATTCATATCGTGCCTGTACGCGCGTATCGTGTACAATCGTTCCCGCGTCTGATTTCGTGTAAGTATAGGAGTTATTTGCGTGTGTGCCTAGTTTGCGCTTATACGTGTCTGTTGTTTTCTTGGTCTTGTAACGGTTGACCATCGTAAACGGCAATGAATCAAAAGCGCCTTTTGTAGTCAGGAAATGCAGCGTGATAGGTGTGCGACCTCCATAGCATTCTGTGTCGTTATTAAACGTAAATGTCGTTGATGTCGCATTGCCGAAGTAGTCCGTTAGCGTTACGTCATACCCTGACACTGAATTATCAATCAACGGCTGTGATCCTGAATAAAGCGTTGCGTTATTAAGTGAACGCGCACCGCATGAAAAGTACTGACGGTATTGGTAATAGAAAGGATTCTGATACGGGTTTTCAATTAATGCCGTTTGAATCGTATTATAATTTTCATCGTATGTCTTAATCTGAGCAAAGTAAACCGCCCCCGATGTCTGTGTGATGTAATGCAGAAACCGATCTTCAAAAGTATTTGAAAACGCGTAATACTGAGGCGATGTCATTTCATTTAGAAACGTATTCGTATCCTCAATAGCAATATACCCTGTATAATCTAGGAAGTCAGTAGTATTGTACGCCCCGTTGAATGCGTACTTAGTACCCGTAACAGTTAACGCGGAGTAAGTAGTAATCGAACCTAGCGCTCCGTATTGCTCCCCGAACTTAATCTCGTAGGGAACCATTGAATTAGCCGCAACTCCGAAACCGTTAACCGATTTGCTGATGTCGAAGTTATCATTGGACTGATTTAAGATACCAAGATAATTCTCAACGATACGCCCGAAATCAAATACGCCTTCGTTATAATCGGGATCAGGGTTACATACCATGCGTAAATGACCTGCAACACCGCTAACGTAAACATCCGCAACGTAGCGGAAATTACTCTGCCCCGCATTGGACGAATCCAACACCCATACAAGCGGATTATATACAGGCGACCATAACTCAGGGGCTTGCTTTACTACTATTGCCATTATTCAATGTCCTCCAATATTGTTACATCCACAGCCTCACCGATCACTGGCGCTAAGGCTATCGACAAATCCTGCAATTCGTCTTCGTTGAATATCTCCGAATAGAACCCGTGACCTTTTGACTTATACCCGTACTTGTGAATCGAACGGCTGATAGCAAAGGAAAGGGATCGGTTCGCTTCGTTGACGTTCTTAAACCGCTTTACATATGTCTTTGTTTCGCCCTTTGAGTTCTTACGCTTCACCATGATCTGCATCGGTGGTGGTATTGCCCTGCGTGCTATCCACCCGCTCGACCCTGCCAACTTACGCTGCACAGTGCTACCCAATGAACGCGATCCCGTCTTTGTCTTACCTCGCCCCTGATCAACGAACTGAGCGTAGTCAGGCATCTGTATTGTCACCTTATACCCGTCTGGAATAACTTCAACAGGCATAACGATAATACTCTGTGCCAACGTTGACTGATCAAACCACTGATCTTTACTAACTAGGTTCTGACGGATGCGCTGACTTAACCCCGTAGCCCATTGGGTCAGGTAGTCCGTAACGTATTCGTCTGTTTCTTTACCTAGCATGATGCTGTTTCAGTTGTTCGATCTGTTCTTTATGTTCCGCCTGTATATCCGCCATCATTGCGAGGCGGTTGTAAAAGGCTACAACCTTCATTTCGAAGTATTCTTTTTCCTTTGTGATGTCCCCGTCCGTGAGTTCGTAGATGACTTTGTACCATCCCCACTTCTCGAACGCAGTTCGTTTAGCGTTTGATTCAAACTGTTCAGATTCTCCTTGATTCGGTTGTCCAAAGAGTTTAAAATAGCCCTTTCTAATATCGGAGATACCTTGCAAAAAAAAAGCGTGATGCCGTTCGCGGTGTCAGCAGGTAGGTCTTTGAATAGTTCGACCTTTTCCGAGTAGGTCAATGACTTACGCCATCTCTTAAACCATTTGCGTTCCTGAGCGAATACCGCAATGATCTGAGGCACTTTTGACCAGTAGTTATCTTTCGTTACGTTCAGAAGGTGAAGTTCAGCCAATTCGTTTACAGATGTGTCCGATACGTTAGGATGAAAGTAGAATGTGTGCTTCCCTAGCTTAATACGCGGGTTATATGCGGATTTCGGCTCTGTGCTGAGTAGTTCGTATGCCTTTGTTCGTAGCTGTGCGAATTCAGCCCCTGACATAGCACTAACGGCATCCAATGATTGACCCGTGATAATGCTGATCAGGTTAATGTCGCGGTCTAGCAAGTCCACCGCGTCGGTAGTGTCCATGTCCAACAGCGCCATGATCTCAGGCATCTGTCGGGCTTTCACGTTACTCCAATCCATACCCGTAAAGACGGAGAAAAGGGGTTTCGTGGATTAAGATTTACTATCCAGATAAACGTTTACACAGCTTATTGATGCCGTAGCCATGAAGTGCATATACGTCTTACTTCGCGGGTCGGATAGTTCCTGCTTTATTTTCTCACAATACAACTTTAGTGCATTGTCAATGCCTTCGTCACCTGATCCCCATGAAGCCCCGTAGTCGGATTCTACCTCAATTATTATTCTGTGTTTTCGTTTCATGTGACAAATATAAAAGAAATTAAAAGTGAACGCTAACAGCCTGAACAATCGGATTCTTTAACGAATGCCATGCAATAGCCGTAGCCATGATGCCGTCATCGTGGAAACCGTATGGCGCTCCGTACTTTACCGTTCTGCTTTTGGCGTTGTATTCAAACGTAAACACGTCGAACTCCTTTTGTAGCCAGTCAACGGGCAGGAAGGTAGCCTCAGACTGCTGAGTACCTACCGCCAAAGATTCAATAGCGTCATTCTTGCTCTTAGCGTTTGTTACAAACGGGTTAATGTTTCGGGGCTTTGCCACCTTGCCGCGTATCTGTTCGAGTATCGCGTCACCTATACTGTTGACTTCCACTAGTGTTATCGCGTTGTATTCGTCGATCTTCTTTGCAATCTTAGATGTGATGTTGTGCCACGTGTCATGCCTCCATCGGTCTATAAATACCTGATTGCCTTTTTCGTTGAATATAGACAGCACAGAGTAATCGTCTGCCCTTCCCAAGTCCACACCTGCGTAATATTTAACCCCTCCCGTGACGTTGCTGTAAACAGGCGTAAAGATACCCGAGCCGCCATCTATGAACTCCGCTAAGTATTCCTGCCTAAATACGTGATCGGGTAAGGTAGCACGTGCGTCGTTTATTTCTTGCGGATTGATTAACGGGTTGTCATACGAAGTCATGGTGAAAGACTTGTACTGAGCGTTCACCCCGTTAAGATTGTAAAGGGTGTAAAAGTGGTTTTTACCCTTTGGCGTACTGATCAATAGGACTTTCTTTCCCTTTACTAACACCGTAGCCCGTAGTACCTCCGTCCACGCTTCCTCGTCCATAAACGCGAACTCATCACACACTAGGTAATCGAAGGTAAAGCCTCGGATATTGTCGTAACGTTCCGCGCTAAAGAACTGCAAAGAAGACTTCCCGATCTTTATAGTCAGTTCCGTTGCGTTGGTCTGCATTATGCCGTAATCGGCAAACGCCTGAACCATTTCCTCAAATACCTTCTTACTCTGCTTATACACAGGAGAAACCCATGCACACTTGCACCCGTCATGATTGAACATCCAATAAAACAGTTGGTTCATCGCCAACATCGTTTTACCAAACTGGCGACCAATGTTCAGAACGTAATACTTGCAGGGATCATTGTTTATCGCCTGATGTATCTTCTGTTGGTTGCTGTGCGGATTGTAAAGTGTTACCGAAAGACGCTGTGACATTGGTTAGTGTTTGGTGCTGTGTTGTTTCGTCACGCCACTGTGCTT